ATCATATCCTGATCTAATGCTTTTAATTTAAGATTGTAATCGCTTCTAGCTTTATTTATGTCAAGTTGAAATTTTTCTCTTTCTAATGGATTTTCAATACCATCATCAACAACTCCATCTTTATCGTTATCTTTCCCTAACTCTGCAATATAAACTTTAGTTTCATTATCTCGTTGATTTTTTAAATCTTCAAGTTCAAGTTTTCTATTCTCTAATTCAACCATTGCAGCATTGGCTTCTTGTTGTGTTTTATTAGCTTGCTCTGCTTGTTGAGATTGATTTTGTTGCATTTGCTCTTCAGCCATTTCTAACTTACGTCTCATATCCATTAAAGATGGACTAAAGTAAATATCCATAATTGTAGTCATTGAACCACCATTTTGAATAAATGCTTGAGCATATTGTTTAATAGCTTGTTCAAGTTCTATAATTTTAGGAGTGTTGGATACTAATAATCCATAATCAGATTCAGCAAAAGTTTCACCTTCCATATTGAGAATTTCAATAGTTTGGTCATCTAATATATATTGAACTTTTTTATTTTCAACATCTTTTAATGCAATTTTAGCTGTTTCTAAGAATGCTTCTAACACTCTAATTTTAACAGCTTCGTGTTGCATATACCAATACTCGGTAATATGACTTGATTGATTTACAGAACGTTCTACACCACCAACTGTTTCCCTATTGGATATTTGACCTTCACGTTGTCTTGATACACCACAAAGTTCACCCATTTCCATTTTAATAAATTCAAGTAATTGAATATGTTGTTGTATGTAAGCACCTGTTTCCATATCAATAGCCCTACCACCTACAGTATTCATATTACCTGCAAGTTTACCAGTAGATTGACCGTGCTGACCTTCCTTGAATGAATCTACTACCGCGATCTTATTTACTACTGCAAAGTGCATCCATTTCTCAATTTCCCAGTTAGCTGGTACTTTGGCTAAATCAAGTTCTAATATTTTACCATAGTTTGTAGATATAGCTTTATTAAGTCTATCAAACATTACATCATACATATACTGAAAGTTTTTAGCTCTATCCACTAAAGATATAGCTTTACCTTGATTTGTATTGTATATTTGACCAATAACTCCTAAGTGACCTCTAGATGGATTATTAGCTTTTACATATTGAACTTGTAAAGGTCTCATTTTAAGGTAAATATCTTTACCTAACTTAACACCTTCCCAACCTTCAGATACCCAAAAGTCCGTTGATTCTTCACCTAAATTCTTATCAGGTTTATATTCTTCAGATTCAAATCTAAACTGTTCATCACCGTATTCATCATAGAATTTAATCTTTTTAATTTTACGTAATGATTTCCACCTAACTTTTAGTTCTCTAATATTACCGTTCTCATCTGTATAATTAGTATTAAAGTAATGACCATTTAACTCAGCCATTTGTGTTATACTATCAAACAATCCTGCAGAATCTGTTTTATCTCTAAATAAAGTGTGATTATCATAATCTTCAGAATATGTACCTTTACTTGATCTAGTAGAATATTCTAATAGATAATCAATCTCATCAGGTTTAAGTTCATCATAATATTCATCCACTAATTGATTAGGTGATTTATGATCTTCCATTATAATAATATCTGCATCTTCAAACTTATTAGAATTACCAGTTCTAACAGCATGTACTTTTAATGGATTTAATTTTTCAAATGTAGGTTCACCGTGAGATATATCAACTAAGTATATTTCTTCCGCTACAAGTAAAGCATCTTTAAAACCATCTGTAAACTTTTCAGAGAACTTTAATTCTTGCCAATAATGTCTAAGAATTTGATTAGCCATTTTTTCCCGAAGGTCTTGCCAAGTATATTTCATATACTTACCTAACTCATCCATTTTTTGTTTTAACTCATCCTCTTGATAATTTTCCTCCAACATTTTACTAAGTTTATCAAATAAGAATTTCTTCTTATCATCTTCTTTCTTAGTAATAGCGTCAGGATTAGTTACAATAACAGACCAATCAAACCTACGTTTAATTTCTTCACCAACTAGCAAATCAATTTTAGGTACAATGATAGGGATATGAGGTATTTGTTGAGGTACATAACTAGCTTCTAAATGATGCGGATTAACAACCTCTGTTAAATCCTGCATATCTAGAATACCGTTATAAAGATTATAATTAATAATTTTATTTTTAAATGTACGTCTTACACCATCATCGTGATAGAAAGAATGTTTATCACTGTAGTCAATGCAATCTTTCCTCCATTCTTTATTTTTTTTATTATAAGGTAATCTTTGTCGAGGTTGTTGAACTCGTAAATTTCTTACTTCCATTTATCTAAATTTATTTAACTATACAATATACAACATTTTAACTTTAATTCAAAGTAATTTATCATATATTAATAGTATATTTGTTTTCCGTTCATAGCGTTTGGTTTATTAAAGTTTCTACTAAAAAATTTATCATTTGCTAATGTTTCAACTTGTTTGTCTTTATTAGCTATTGCAGACTGTGTTCGTTTATATCTGTCTTCTCGAAGTATAAATAACATACCTGCAGCAGATATTCTATCAAAGTTACCATCTGAATTCCATTTAATAGCTTCTTCAATATGAGCAATACCTCGCATAGTATGTAATTTTAATTTACCAGGATTTTCTTCATCTTCTACAGAAGTATTCATCCAATCAGCGTGTAACTTTCTACCCCATTTATTTACTTCAACATTTGCTAAACTACCTTTAGATGTATTCCCATACCCCATATCTTTAGTCATTTGCATATCTTTAAGAATTTGAGGTGTATCACATAATCTAAACAAAGCATTCTTTTTATCAAAGTAACTAAATAGACCTTTTAAGTTTTTTTCATAATTAGCTGTAGCATTATAGAATTCTAACACTCTTAATGCTATTTCATATGCTTCTTCAGCTAACCTAGGTCTTCCTGAGAACTCAGCTACAATTCTATCTGTAAACAAATCCATGACTATTATTGAAAATAATGATGTTCCTGAATCAGCATCAATAGGGTCAATACCTGCGATATATCTACCGTGAGCTATTTCACCATTTGCGTTTTCTGAAGGCATTTCAAATATCTCTAAACATCCTTCACGATTAGCAGTATCTTTATCATAACTTCGTAATGGAAATTTATCATTACTTAATCTCCATTTAAGTTTACCGTCGCCAGTTCTAACCAATTCTCCAACATAATGTTCCGCTAAGAAAGCTTCTTTTTTAACCATTATAGATTCTAAATAGTCTTTAAGATCGGATACTGGAAACACCGTTCCCTCAGTACGCATAATAGCTTCTTGAGGTGTGATAGGTTCCTCAGCTTTCTTTTGAGTAATGGCAGAAGGGTCTGATGAATTATATTTAATTTTATATCTATTCGTTAGAATTTGTAATAAAGCTTTAATTACATCGGGTTCACCGCATTCTTCATCGTAACAACTATTACGATTTAAATAACCTCCCCAAAAGAATCCACAAGTAGTATCCCCTCTAGTATTTTTATCAAACACATTAGGGATACCATATATTTCATAAGCTGCTGTATTATAGAATAGTTTTTCAGAACCTTCAAATGAACCCCCTTCAACTCCTCCTGTACCACCAGCTAGCATAAATCCAAATCCTACATCACCATCCTCAACTGCTTTTAAGTTTACGTTCCAAGCTTTTTCAAGATTAGGAAACAAACCATCTTCTTCATAATGAATAAGTGGTCCACGAATACCCCTAGCCTTATCTGGATTATCTTTTAATGATATACCGTGTACAGAAGATAATAATCCTTGACGTACACCATATTCATCTTTAAATCCTAATTGTATTTCGAGTGTACTACCTGCTCTATCTACGGTTCTCATTCTAGGTAATGGGGTAGTTTTTGCAATCCAGTCTAATGTATCTACAACTTTACCCCATATACCTTTATCCCCAGCTAAGAAAGTTTTTTCAGATGCTAAGTGAAAGTTTGGATTTCCTGTTCCAGGATATACATACATATTACAAGGTGATATTGCTCCCATTTTGAATGAAAATCCTACACCCCTAGTTTTTAACAGTTTACCGTGTGTACCACCATCTCTAGCTTGTTGCATATAATGATAAAATAAGTAATCTCCTAACCAAGGTTTTGGAAATTTTTGTACACGTTCACCTTTTTGTTTTCTACCTGTACTTTCAGTTTTAACAATTTCAACTAACCAAATTGGTGAATAGTTCCAGTAAAAATATAACTGTCCTGGAATCCATTCACCATCACTAGGTCTAACTAACCCATATTTCCATCTACGTTGCTCTTCTTTCCAGAATTCAGCATATGTAGATTTAGGATTCGGATTAGGGGTGAGATGTGTATATTTATTATGTTTCTCAAAAAATAAAGCACGTTCTCTAAAGAAATCCATATCTTCTAATATATGAGGATTAGTTAAATCTACATTAACTCTACCATCATTATAGAACTTAGTTTCTTTAGGTTTATCTTTAGCATAACCTCTAACTTCTTCTGGTGCAATTAATCTTTTAATAAATTCTACAGAAGATAAAAAGTCTATTAATTCTAACCAAACTTCTCGATTAGTAGAATCTTTTAATTTTTGTGTTAATTTTGTTTGGTATTTATTAAATTTATAAAATTCTTCAATTTCATCTTTCATAATAATCTTAATTGTTTATTTATTAATTTTGTACTTTTAATTAAATTATCTTTAATAAATAAAGGTTGAAAATTTGTGTAATGATTTAATTGATAAACTTCTTCAATTGTTTTAGCTGAGAACATTGGTTTTATATGGTCTATATGTATATTTGACCAATTCATTCCTTCTGTAAATTGAGCAAACATATAATCTCTAAAAAACTGATAATCACACCCTAATATTTCAATAGTTTTTGAATTTTTTACTAAATTATTTCTTTTTAAATTTACGTGTATTAATGTTCTGATGTTGCATTTTAATTTAAAAAAAGGGTCTTCTTTTATTTTATTTTGATACCACTCTCTTTTACTTATACATTCTTTTAATTTATTATTTTCTCTCCATTTTTTCATATATTCTTTAGTGCTTTCTGGATTATCTTGCTTATATTTTTTACTTTTTAAAGCTAAACATTTATTACACTTTGCACTTTTTTTACCAATATATTTTTTATCTACAGTAATTTTACATTCACTACATATTCTATATTCTATTCCTTCCATTCACTTTGATTAAGTACTACAGCTTCAGTACTGAGTATAACTTTAGCAACCGATATTGCATTTTCTAATGCACACCTAGTTACTTTAAGTGGATCTATAATATTTTGGTCAAACATATTATTGTTATTTATTTCAGAACCATTATTTATAATTGTATTATTTGGAGAACATAAAGCATCTGTTATTTTAAAAATTATATCTTTTGTATCTGTTATATTTAAAGCTATATTTGCTAATGCAATTCCACCACCTTCAACAATTCCTTCTTCTAACGCACAAGCAACGGCTTTAACAGCGTCATCATATCTATCAAAACGTTCTTTCATTTCTAGTTCTGATTTACCACCAACTTTAATAATAGATATTTTACCTTTAAGGTATTCAATTCTTTGTTTAAGTAAATCTTTATCGTGTTCTGTTAACTCTATATTTTTAGATAACTCTGTTAAATTTTCTAACTTATTAGAAACATCTATGGAATCATCTTTAACTAATATACTATTGTTTTTAGATACTTTACAAGATTGTAATTTACCAAGAACATCTGTGTTATAAGATTTAGATAAATCTGTAATTAATTTACTTCCTGTAAATTCACATAAGTCTTGCAATAAGTCTTTACGATGTTTAGAGAAGCCTGGTGACTTGATAACACATATAGGTAATGATTGTGACAATACGAGTGTTTCGAGCTTTCTAAGGACTTGTTCGTGAATATCCTCAACAATTATTAATAATGAATTATTAAGTTGTTGTGTTAGTTCCAATATCATTCTAAAGTTTTCTAACTTCTCCAACTTACCATCAATGATTAAA